GGCTGCGGGCAGCTCTTTTGGGATGTCGTTTTTGTTGAACCTGATCTCTGCTACACTCGTGTGCTTTAAAGCTTGTTCAATCAATTCTCTCTGTTTCATCATAATACTGTTACCGCCATGTTTTCGAGTTCTTTAAGTATCCACTCTTCATGGTTTTTAATTACTTCCTGGTAGACGTTTCGGGCCGGAATGCCCCGCTGTTTGATCGCTGCACGGATCATATAGGCCATCGTCTCCACGGAGAGCGGTTCGCCCGTATCCTTATCGACCCAAGCCAGACCCTTGCGCTCTACCCAGGAAATCAATGGGGCTATGGGTGTCCAAGAGGGGACTTTCCCGCCCAGAACATAGGGCTCATGCTTTACATTGCTGCCGAGCCTGAGTACCACGGTGTCGGGGCTTACCTGGGTAACGACATAAGCCATGGCGTTGTAAAAGTCGCCCTGATCATAGATGTATCTGTCAGAGTAGGTGCCATGGTCGACCATTCGGAGCGCTTCTTTCTGCGCAGCCACATTCAGCTTGTTGCCGATGTAGTGCACCTTCTGGGTCAGCACCTCCATAATCGCCCGATAAATCTCTTGCAGTTCGAAGTCCATCAGATTACCCTTGCCCTGACAGGTTTCCGTTCCGGCTCAGTGAGCTCAGAAAGCTTAAGCCTGAGATAATGGCTTCCGTACGGGGCCAACGCCTCTAAAGCCCTGATCAGAATTTTGTTTTTGAAATCTTCAATCTCGGCACCGGTTAGGAGCTCTGTAGCCGCCTGGTCTATGCCGATAGTCTTAACAATGCCCTCTCCAACCGTTTTCAGATTGAGGAGCTCCGCCACGGAGTAGAGCATGAGAAAAGCATAGCCCATGCGAAAGGCTGTCCGCAGGGGTGTGGTTGCCTCTTCTCCACTGGCGGCATACTCAAAAGGCTGCTCTTGAGTATAGTGTTCAATGCCCGCCATAACCAGGTCTTGATGCTCTTCAAATACGGGATTACTCGCCAGATCGGCGGGCAGATTAAGTATCTTGCACACGTCTTCAGTCGGTAGCGGAATAATGGGCTCAGGCATAGCTTTCTCCTTGCGTCTTTTTAGGGGTCAAAAAACCAAAAGGACGCCCCCACGTCAAATCGAGCTGCTTACTCCTGCCACAGTATTTGATCAAAACACCATCTCCGTCTGAGTCCTACAGCGCCAGTGGAAGGGAGGGAAGGGTGTGTGCGGGCCGGATACACCTATGGGATTGCCGGCCTCATCATATTCTATCTGCGACTCTTTTACCCACGGAGCCAGGGCCTTGATGCGCTCCCTTGCCTCTTCAAGGCCCACCTTGGTCATATCTATGTTGTTTAGATTTTCCATAACCTCGAGGGCCGGTTGAAGTTCGTAAATCTTGTTTGCGCTTACGAGCGCCCAGCAGATTTCGCTGGTGCGATCATCCATAGGGTTTACCAGGCGATAACGTGTCGCTCCGGCGGCCTTGTAGCCGTTTAGCCGGCCATATTCCCTGATTCTCAGCAACATATGCTCAGCAAGCCCAAACCAGTAATGGTCAGAATGCTCAAGATCAATAAATTCTTCCTGCAGGGCAGCGGCGAGATCACGCTTTGTCCAACCTTCCCTGAAGGCTTTGCTCAGTATCTCTCTTATCGGCTGGGCCGCCTCTTCGCCCGCCCCTTTTATCCAAAAAACATTATTGACGCTTACGGTGGCGATGGTCTGCTCATGCTGGTATCCAAACAGCCCAATGCTTACCTGGGCACCCATCCTCTGAACATCTTGCAGCCCCAGGTAATAGCTTTTTCGCATGTAAGCCTTGGTAGGCTTATTGATTGCGGCCGCAAAGTCCTGGCCAAGATGCTGCTCAATTACCACCATCCACTTGCGGACAGTCTCCTCATTTTGGCGTTCATGCTGCGGGAGCTCTGCCAACATCTGGATAGCGGTATACGCAGCTTCTCGGACAGACTCCTGCCAGGCATTGATCAGAACCTGATAATACTCCAGCATGAGGCGGTCAAAGAAGGTCATGTTCTCAGGCTCCTGACTCTCACTCTGTGGCGGCTGCTATCGTACTCAGAAAACCGCTCCAGACAGCCGGCAAGGGCGTCCGGCCCGTCAACATAGCCATCCGGATAGGTGAGGAATTGACTGATCAGGATATGGGTGTCCTGGCCTTCCGGAAAGAGAACCTTCCCTGTTTCGATAGTGGTCTCGGTGCGCTCGATACGGAGGTTTTTATTTTCTCTATTATCAATCCGCTTGATCCTGTGGGAGATGGGGTTTAGCCCGTTCTCCTTCGCCCAACGGTCGAAGTCCTCAAGTATCCTGGATTGGCCATAGCTGGCTTCCATGCCTGCCCCGAATCTGGCTCCATACTTACGGGTAAGCTCCATAAAGGCATCGTAGTAATAGCGGAAAAAGCGGGTATTCTTGGTCTGCCGCACCCACACATGGAGAACATAGAAGCGGCTGCCATCATAGGCGATCGAGATAATCGCCTTGTAACAGCCCTTCTCGCCCCAGGCGGGATCGGCGTACAACCAGACTCTTCTTACCTGGCGAGAAAGAGGCGGATATTTATAGCGCAGGAACCAGTCTGCTTTGAAAATGTTGCCATCGATCACGGGGCGCCCCAGCATCTCTCGCTGGTAGCCAACGGGGCCAAACTGACGTCTGAGCTTCGGGAGGTCTTCTGTGGGGTATTGCTCCGGCCAGACGCTATTCCCTTCGGAATCTTCCAGTGGGATGCGAATAAGTGTCTTTCCGTGGCTCGAAATTACTTTCTGGACTCCTGGGTCGAAGTCGGGGTTTTCCTCTCGAATTTCGGCGTATATGAGCTCCGCAAACTGTGACATGGCATAATTGGGGTGCACCAGGTTGCCGGCCCAGATAATTTTCCAGTCTCCACCAGGATCAAGAGCGCCGGCAATCTCTTGCATGATCTTATCCAGCTTACGCTTGCCTATCCTTGGCGATCCGATATTTGCTTCGGAATCTATATCGTCTGCTTTCACCTCTTCTGGGCGAATGCCAAGATACTCATGGAAAAGCCCTCGGATGCCCTGCTTAATACTTCTGGCCATGATGATCGTCTTGTCTTTCAAGACAACCTTGCTCTCTTCTGCACTGATAATCTGGAGCTCTGGAAAGTCCTGGCCCAAACGATTGTTAAGTCTTATCTGGTTCACGATGAAGCTTACCTTCATGTTGCTGAGCTCGATGTCGGAGGCAACGTGAACGGTAAACTTCATGCCCTTGATGATTTTCCAGATGTCACGTGCCAAGATGATGAGCATACTTTTACCCAAGCCACGGAAGCCGGTTACAGCAGTAATGCCCCGGTGCTTCTCCACTTCCTCAAACATCAGGCGATGGTCGGCACAGAAGGGCAACGGAAAGATGTGGGGCAGGTATTGTTGGCAGAAGAACTCAAAAGCTGGCCAGCCCTCGCCTGTCGCCTCCCTGACTCTGGCGTTTATGGCCCTTGGGCTGGTCTCCTTAAAGCCTTCAAGTCGTGGCGTTTTGGCCGCAATGTCGGCCAGGCGCTTCCGCTGCCTTTGAGTAAACTTCTTGCCGCTCATACTATTGCAGATTCAAGGTGTTGCGGGCGTAATCTTTTGCCCAGGTTCTCCATGCCTGGTATTCCAGCCACTCGTCTTCATCTTGTCCGACCAAGTGGTTGTTTATTGTGGCAATCTCTTGATCCAGGGTATATTTATAATGGATCAAGGCGGAGACCACATCGTCATAAGTGCGGGTAGGCGAGATTGCCTCGTTCCCTGTCCAATAGGTCTCTCCGTCTATGGTGATTTCTTCCAGATTCCATCTTACCACGTAACCTATAGAAATCTGTTCCATGAGAACGGGTTGAACGTCATGATTTGCTTTCATTCTTCCTCCTGCTCTTTTAGCTCGTCTCTCATAAAATCTGCTTGTGCTAACTCGTTATCAATCCGCTTAGCTGCTATGGTGCAATAGTCTGGATTCAGGTCTATACCTATGTATCGCCTGCCATTCTGAACAGCAACCAGTCCAGTTGTCCCGCTGCCAAAGAATGGGTCAAGGATAACTGCATCTGGCTTTGCTGCCTTCACGCATGGCAATATCAAGTCTGGCGGATATGTAGCGAAGTGAGCTTCTTTGTATGGCTTCGTTGCTACTGTCCAGACGGAGCGTTTGTTGCGGACTTTTACGCCATCAGCATTTTCTTTCCATCGCTCATGACCTTTTAGTGCTATTGACTGTGTATTGACATCAGTTGGAAAATATCCGTTCTGATACTTAGCGCTTCCCTTCATTACGGTGTCTTTCCTGCCATCGTAATTAGCCGGCTCTTTTATCGCATCGCTGTCAAAGTAATACCTCGCACTCTTGGTGAGCATAAATATATACTCGTGGCTCTTGGTGCACCTGTCTCTAACGCTTTCCGGCATGGGGTTGGGCTTGTGCCAGATGATGTCTTGACGCAGCCACCAGCCGTCAGCTTGAAGGGCTAACGCCACCCGCCAAGGGATGCCAACAAGGTCTTTGGGTTTGAGACCTGATGGAACTGGAACACCATTTGTGCAACCTCTTTTGGCGGATTGCGATATGCCTTGATTAGCGTGATGTTCTTTGTGAACACCACTACCAGCATAACTATCCCCCAAGTTAAGCCACAGCACGCCATCATCTTTCAGCACCCGCCTGACTTCTCGGAATAGCTGAACCATATTGGCAACATACTCCTCTGGCGTTTTCTCAAGCCCAAGCTGTTTGTCTTTGCGGATAGCGCCACACTTAGGGCATTGCTCTTTGTAAAACTCCCTGTCCTCTTGGTTCTTGGTATCATTACTACCGTTGGTGTTTTTATTTACATTGGCTTTGGTTGCGAAAGGCTTTCCCCTGTGGTCACACTCAGCATCGCCGCCTTCCCACTTTGCTGTGCCGTAATCCCTAAGCCCCCAATATGGCGGGCTGGTGATGCAGCAGTCCACGCTCTCATCAGCCATGCCTTTCAGCACGTCTAAGCTATCGCCACAGTGTATAGTCCCGTACTCAGTCTCGTGATATATCATCGGAACATTCATCATTTTCCGCTCCATAGAAAGATCAGGAAAAACACAATGCCTATGCCGGCAGCGATGTTCAAGTGCGGAATATTAATCCGAAACACATATGCTATCACCAGCGGAGTTTCTGCAAGTGTCGTTATCAGCAGACTGTACCCTGAATTGAAGCAAAACGCCCCATCATTGACACTGTTATTCGTCTGACCGCTCACTGCAAAGGCACGTTTTCCGGAAACCTTATTTATCATTGTTG